AAGTTGGCTATAAGTGAAGGGTAATATTCTTTATAGCGGTATAGACCAAATCAAATAAGTATAAAACTAGCATAACTAGGCTAAAAATACACAGTTGGACACTATACCGCTTAAGTACCTCTAAAAGACCTGTAAAAATCTGTTCTCCCTAAGAGACAGTCGGGGGCATATGATCTTGGTTTAACCCTGTTTGAGATCATCAGACAGCGTGTGTCCCCAACCAAAGAAAGGTAGTATAATGCCCAGAAGTTCTAAAGAAGAAGTTAAGAGAAAGAAGGACGAATTCATTCGGACTTACTTAGAGACTGGTAATCAATCTGAAGCTGCTCGTTCGGCCGGCTATTCGCCAAGAGATGCTGCTAAACGTGGTAATGAATTGATGAGAGATGCCTATGTGATGAGTAAGTTAAGCACCTACCAAAGTATCGAGAAGGATATGAACACTGATTCCTACGGGACCATTGAAGATATCTTTGAATCGACTGGACCAGCAGCTCTAAAGATCATGGCTGAAATGGCTAAGAAAGATCCTGAGACTGCTAAGAAGTTTATGGAACTGAAGTTTAAACATGACAAAGAAAAGAAAGAGGAATTAGGCGAGTATGAGGGACTTTCAACAGCAGAAATTATTAGAAAGACTGATGATCTTGTCACGGAGTATACTAGCATTAAAGCACGAATTATGGAAGCGTTCGGAGAAGAAGAGTTGCACAACTGATCTCATGTATCTGGTCTCTAAAGTTTTAGGGTCAGATGTTCCGAAAAAGAATCTTTGGGGGAGAATCCACTATAAGATTGCACAGCTTCTAGAGAATTTAGTTACAGAGTGTTTGATCTTGATACCACGTGGACATTTGAAGTCTACATTAGTGACCCAAGGATGGTCTATTCAACAACTGTTGAGAGATCCAACCAAAAGGATATTAATTGGTTCAGCTGAGATGAAACATGCATCTAAGTTCTTAGGTGCGATAGAGAATCAGATCTCAGAGAATCCTAAGTTCATAGAGAGATTTGGAAGCCTTAAACCAGAAAGAGCTAAGAAGTGGTCATCTGAAGCATGTGATATTATCGGTAAAGCGCACGGAGATAAAGAGAACTCCATAACTGCTGCATCGATTGGGACAGATTGTACATCACAACACTATGATATAATTATACTTGATGACTTAGTCAATAGACGTTTTGCAAGATCAGCTGAGATGAGAATCAAATGCTGGGACTTTTACATGGATTGTCTGGATTTATTAGAACCAGATGGTCAGTTAATATTTATTGGAACAAGATGGCATTTTGCTGATATTTATTCCAAGTTGATTGAAGAATTTAAAAAAAGAAAAGATAGATTTGATTTTGTTGTTAATGAGTCAGCTTTAATAAATGACAAATTTGAAAGACGACAATTTCGAGATATGCTAAAAGATCCAGAGACGACAACATTGTTTCCGGAGAAGTTTAGTAGAAAAACAATTAAAAGATTATTTGACATAAAGATCAAGAAGCCTGGTGGAGAATATGAGTTCAGTTGCCAACAAATGAACTTTCCTGTTTCAGACAGTAACCAGCCATTTAAAATAGAAGATATTGAGTTTGTGAAAACCTTACCTGCAACAGTCACTCAATACCAAACAATTGACCCCGCAGGAACTGATAAAATAAAGAAGGATCAAGATGATACTGCAATTGCTACGAGTGGTATTGATATTAACGGTGATGTTTATAATATTGATATGTTCGCTGAAAAAACTACGAATCTAGGATTATTTACAGCAGCATATGATTATTATTTAAAATATCCATTAGTCCGAAAGATAGGGCTTGAAATTAATTTTAATGCCAACAACGAACTTTATATAAAAACAAACTATCCGGAGATGGGTAGAAAGATCGAGGCTTACCGATCTGCAACAACAAATAGTAAAGCGGATAGAATGTTAGGTTTACAACCCTATGTGGCAAATGGGAAGTTTAAGATTCTAGAACATGATGATGGACAAGAGTATGTTATTGGCGAAGTGTCAGTAAAGCTCTACCCAGGACAATATAAGTTATTACTTCAGATGATTGACTTTGGTAGTACAGAACATGATGATGCATTAGATGCACAAGCAGAAGTTTTGAGGTTTATGAAGAAACCTACACCACAATATGATGATGATGACGATGATTATGTACCTGACAATTCAATAACTGGATATTAAGGGGATAGCATGGAAGGTGAAGATTTAGGTAATGATGAATATGGTTGGTTAGATGAAGATGACTTTGAGGATCTTGATACAGATGATATTGGAGACGTCAATGAACTAAAAGATACCTTTGCAGATATAGCTGAAATAAAAGCAAATCAGAATGTTTCATTTATACCATTAATTATTAAATCTGGAGATATGGAAATCTTCCTGGACTTAGAAGAAGATTTACTAAGATATGTTAATAACCGAGGAGATAGATTTATGGTCCCTTATGATTTAACAATCCCTTTTCCGGACACAGATATTAAAATTAAGACAGCTTTAAATTAAGGAGAAATGATGACTGAAGAAGATAAGAAGAGTTTGAGTGAAAGTATGATGAGTGTGGATGATAGGGCATTAGCTCAATCCATTATGACTAAATATCAAACGTATTTAGATTCTACACAAACTATGAGGGAAAGTAATTGGCCTGAATTCTTTAATATGTATCGTCAAGTACATGACACTAAGGCTGTACACGGACTTAGATCTAAGGTTTATGTTCCACTTGTGTTTACTCAAATTAGAACTCTAGCACCATTCTTGATGCAAACAATCTTTTCATCTGACCCAGCTTTTAAACTAAAAGATTCTACAGGACTACGTTATGATGAAAAAGTGGCCATGGAAAAAGTTATTGAGAGTTACATGGATAACATGGGAGCATATGAAAGAATTAAAACTTTTGTTTTAAATATGCTTATCTATGGTACAGGAGTAGCTAAAGTTTATTGGGAAAAAGATGTGACACATGAATTGGTCACTAAAAAGAGAAAAGTCTTTGACAAAAAGAAAGTTATGGGAATGGATATTCCTATTGGAATTACAACTGTTGAAGAAACATCTAATGAAGAAAAAATTGTCTATGATGGTCCAGTAGTTAAAAATATTGATCTAAGAGACTTTGCCATTGATCCTAAAGCAGATGGCTTAAAAGGATATTGGCATGGACACATAATTTATAAAACTATGAAACAATTAGCTAAAGCCAATAAAGCTAAGAAGGGTAAACTATACATAAACTTAAATGCGCTTAAATTTGCCATGGTTGAAAAAGCTGCAACAACAGATGATCAACCAGAAAGACAAAAGGTTGACCAACTAAGAAAATCTGGTATAGATGTAGATTCACAAAGACTACCTGATGGTAAGATTAGACTATTTGAATATTGGTCTGCTGATGCATCTGAATTTGTTGTGGTTGCATTAGACTATGGTGTTGTTATTAGAAAATCCAAGAATGTTTTCGAACATGGACGAACACCTTTTATATTCGGTAGATTCCAAGAGATCCCAGGTGAGTTCTTTGGTATGGGTATTCCTGAATTAGTTAAAGGTTTACAACACAATGTTAACACAATCACTAACCAAAGAAATGATAACATAAATTTAATTATTAATAGAATGTGGAAAGTGAAACGTGATGGTGGATGTAACCCTAAAACACTTAAATCTGCTCCAGGACATATTATTAAAGTGGATGAGATGGATGATATTGATTCATTGGACACTCCAGATGTAACTAACTCATCTTATTTAGAAGTCCAAAGAAATGCAGCGGATGCTCAAGAGGCTATAGGAACTAAGTTCATCTCTGGTGGAGCTGGTATTGGTTCAACTAAAACTGCAACAGGTATTAGATTAAATCAAGGTGCTGAGAAAGCTTCTATGGAAGGTATCTTTAAAGATCTAGAATCAACAGGTCTTAAACCAATGGTTGATAAAATCTATAGTATGATTAATCAGTTTATTGATACAGAACAAGTTGTTGAAATTATAGGGCAACGTGGTAAGAAAATAAACTTCACAGTGAAACCTGAGATGTTTTCTAAACCAAGACAGATATATGCAGCTGGTATTAGAAATATAGCTGAACAAGACGTTAGAATCCATCAAATGACCAATTTCTTAGCTATTGTGGGTAGAATACCACAAGAAATGGTCATCTCAATGGGTGTTAATATACCCGAAATATTGAAGAGATTATGGATAGAAATGGGCTTAGATGACCCAGATATGATCATTGGACAACAAGAACAGGCAGCTGAGACAGCTGATAACCTAACTTCCTTAAATGAACAGATGGCTGCTGCACAAAATGCAGGTAGTCCAGACACAACATCCCCTTCTCCTGCAAACACTCTAGGTGCTGGTAATCAAGGTGGAGGAGTTCAAGGAACTAGAATACAATAATGGAAGATTTAGTATATAATAGTGAAGAGATCACAAAATTAATTAAGTCCCAAGGTTTTTTGGTTCTTGAAAAAGAACTTGAGACAAGTTTATTAAAAATACGAGAGGAGGCAGAGAAACAAACCTGTGACAGTAGAGATTACTTAGCAGGTCGTGCATATGGAATACAAGAGTATAAACGTCTTATAACTTTAATCCTATCAAAAGGAGACGAAGCAAGACAAATTCGAAAGGAGAAATAATATGACAAAGGATAACATTAAGGGAATGTCATCGGAAGAACTAAAGAAGATGCTTGAAACCCCAGATGCCCTTACTACGAAGGTGGAAGTGGAAAAACCTGTAGAGACTAAAATTGAACCTGTAAAGGTTCCTGTAAAAGTGGAAGAGGCTCCAGTAGAAACCAAGGCTAAAGATAAATTTGAAGGAAAGAGTCAAGAGGAAGTTCTTGAAATGTATAAAAACCTGGAAAAGGAATTTACCAAATCAAGACAAGAGTTGTCAGAGGTTAAGAAACAAAAAACAGACCCGGTAGACCCCGTCAAGTCTGTAAAACGTGATCCAATTTGGGATCTAATCTATGGTAACAAACCTGCGGAAAAAGCACAAACTATCGACATTGATGGCGATGTAGCAGATGTAAATGAAATAGAGCTGATGAAACAAAAAGTAGCCCAACTCCAACAAGGTGGGCAACAATTAGCAGCCACAATTGCATCCGACAGAGAACGCAAAACTACAATTGCTAAATATGAACAAGATACCGTTTTCCCTTTAACTGCTGAAGTTGAGTTAGAATTAGAACAAACTGTGTTCGCACAGTACCCACAACTTAAAATGACCCCTGGTGGTTATGAATGGGCGTATCTAAGACTTAAAGGTGAAAAAGCTAATGATTTATTTACATTGAGGGCTGAACAAGTTGCTCAAGAAAAAATAGACAAAAAAGCTGCCAATGATCTTGCTATAGTGGAAGCTCCCGAAAAGTCTGACGAAAAACCGGAAGTTAATCTTGAAGAATTAAAATTAGAAGATCTCAGAAAACATCTAGCCAATGATATCGGGATCTTAGAACGATAAAGGAGATATATAAATGGCTGATCTTAGTGCCCCTAGTACGACTGCGTCACAGACGTCGAACCTATTAGGAATTTATTATGACAGAGTATTATTAGAAAATCTATATCCCGAATTACGTTTCTATCCATTAGCGGAAAAGAGACCTATTCCAAAAGGTGTTGCAAAAACAATTACCTTTTCAAAAATGACTGCTTTAGCAGCAGTTTCCGGTGACTTAACCGAAGGTGTTCCACCAAGTCCAACTTGGCTATCATCTTCTCAAATCACTGCAACATTAGTACAAAAAGGTGCTTATGTTCCAATTTCAGATCTACTTACTATGACAGCAATTGACCCAATCGTGGAAGATGCTGCTGCTGAATTAGGTAGACAAGCTGGTGAAACAGTTGACAAATACATCTACTACAGATGTTTTGGTGATGCTTCTTCCGAAGCTGACGCTGAACAAACAGGTATTGGTGGAGGAATCACTCTTGATTGGTCCAACCTGTATAAACAACATCCAACAGCTGCAAAACAAGGTTTTTCAACTTTGTTCTTTTCACAAAATGGTTCAATTCCATCAGCTGCTGCTCTTAAATCATTTCTCACTGGTACTAGTGCTGCTACTGCTGCTGAATATGGTTTAACTGTAGATACTATCCGTAGAGCAGTTTATCAATTGAAAAATGATAATGTTCCTGCTTTTAAAGATGGTAAATATGTTATGGTTGTACATCCAGATTCAGCTCTCACTCTACAAAGAGATCAAGAGTTCAAAGAATGGAATAGCCCTAACGATGCAGATAAAATGTTTAATGGAGAAGTTGGTGTGGTAGCTGGTTGTAGAATTCTACAATCTACTAACATTGCTAAAACAGCTTCATCTACATTCTCTGTAGGTACTGTTATTTCAGGTGTATTCAACATGTTGCTTGCACCAAAAGCACTCGCTGTTACTGAAATCGACGGACATATTCACATGAAGGTTAAACCTGCTGGTTCTGCTGGTTCGGTTGACCCACTAGATCAAGTGTCTACTGTTGGTTGGAAATGGACAGGAGTTGCCAAAGTTATTGACGAAAAACGTGGTAAATGTATTATCACTTTAGCTAATAACTAGACTCAAAGGAGGGGCTTCGGCCCCTCCGCATAAAGGAGATGGAAATGAACGAATATATTAAAGCACAAGAATTAGCAATTGAAAATCTACCTTTGGTAGAAATCAATGCTTTAAAAGCTTTATCTGATAAACAAAAATTGGATATAGAGCAAATAAATAAAAAGGTTGAATTGAAACTTACAGTGGCATTATCTAACCTAATGGTAGAACAAGCTAAAGTTGTTGTTAAGCCAGTTGTCAAAAAACCTAAAAAGTAATTGGGAGAATAGTATGCGAGTATTAATAACAGGAATTGCAGGTTTTATGGGATCACATCTGTCACATTATTTAACAAATAAGGGACATGAAGTGGTTGGTGTGGATAATTATTTCCATGCCTGTAAACTTAAACCAGCTGGAGTAGTTCATAATATAGATATTAGAAATTACAAAAAGATGGAGAAACTTATAGTTGAATTTAAACCAACTATTATAATCCATTTAGCTGCACAAATACACGTTGATTATTCAATTCAACATCCACAAGAAACATTAGATATTAATGTTAGTGGTACACTTAATGTGTTAGAAATAGCTAGAAAACATGACACTGAGAAAGTTATAGTTGCCTCAACCTCAGAAGCTTATGGATCTAGTCAATGTAAATATATGAATGAAGAACACCCACTTGATTGTCAGTCACCTTATGGTGCTTCAAAAGTGGCAGCTGATAGATTAGCTAAGTCATATATAGATACCTACGGAATGAATATTGTTATTATAAGAAACTTTAATGCTTTCGGACCATATCAAAATGATGGTAGTTATGGAAGTGTTATTGCAAGATTTACTAAAGCAGCTATAAGTGGAGAAACATTACAAATATATGGATCGGGGGAACAAGAACGTGATTATATGTACATTGATGACATCGTTCAAGCCTATGATTTCGCTTATAAAACTCTTCCTCCTGGTGTATATAATTTTGGTACTGGATGCACACAAACTATCAATTCAATTAGCAAAAGAATTGCGGGATTAGTAGGTAAGTCAGTTATCATTGAGCACATTGAAGCAAGAGCTGGAGAAGTTGAAAGATTATGTTGTGACATAAGCAAAGTTAAGAGTTATGGGTTTAAACCAAACACAGACTTTGATAGAGATTTAATTAAATACGTAGAGTGGTACAAGGAGAATAACTAATGGCAGAATTTCAAGTTGTATCAGATGATAATGGAATCAACACTGAAACTGTTGATATGCCAGTTCACGAAAAGACTCCAGATGAAAATCTACATGACAACGGACAAGACATTCAAATAACAGATCCCAATGTATTGGTTAAAGAGACTATTGACACTATTGTTGAAAGATCTTTAGCTAAATTAGAACTTGAGATCAATGATGAAAATAAAAATAAAGCCTTGGCAAAACTTAGTGAGAAATTACAAGAGTGGGTTGAGGATTATAACTTTGATTTAGATATAGATGTAGAAATACAAACTAAAGAAGATATTAAAAAAGCTTTAATGAGAAAAGGTCTTGATGACACAGCTAAAAACATTAAAGCATTATTGGAAGGACTGGATGAATAATGGTTGCTAAGGATTGGAAAAACTATTTTGAAACAAACTATCAAAATGCATTAGGTTTATTATCTAAACTATGGAATGTTAAATTATTTGGGACAACTGCTGCTGGTGATGTTGCTGAGTTAGAAGTTAATAATGATGGTAATTTAATAGTGGGACAACCATCAGATGCTTACACACTTGCTTACACAGGTGATAGGTTAGATACTGTAACAAGAACTTCTGATAGTAAAGTAATTACACTTGGATATACTGGAGATAATTTAACTTCAGTATCGGATTGGACTTAAAATGGCATTATTTGGATTACATGCACCTATCTTTGGACCTTTACACCCAATTATAGGTAAACTAAATGGTTCTACAGGCCTAACTGGATTCACAGATACATATGTCCCATTTGGTAATACTGCTGGAGGGTTAGATGAGCACGCTAATTTTACTTGGAATGGAACTACTTTAGGTGTAACTGGAAACATTACTGCCTCTAATGAGATCACAGGTTTAGAATTAGTAGCAGATCATAATATTAGAATTACTGGAAACTATGCTTTAAAATGGAGAGACTCCGGAGATACTACCACTAGAGCTTATATATCTTATGATGGTGTTCTTAGGTTAATAAATTCCTCCGGAAGTATTAGTTTAGACCCAACTACCGTCGTGGATGTATCTGGAAATTTAGATGTTACTGGAACAGGTAATGTTGATGGAGCTACCACTTTGGGCAGCACTTTAAATGTTACAGGAATATCCCATATGGATGATAAAGTTGAATATACAGATACCACAGAATATATAGATCAGGAGATTTGGTAATATGGCTACACCAACAGAGCAACAACTATATGATGCTATAATATTAAAGTTTATGACAGCAGCAGAAACTGTTGACTCGGCTACTTTTACCAAAACTGGTACTCCAGTATTTGAAGGAGCTACATCAGCTTTTCCAAATAGTAGAAATGAGAAGTTTTTAGACTTTGATGGTAGTGATGAATATTATACATTTGATGGTAGCTCTATTAATACAACAGATAAAATTCTACATTTTTGGATCAAACCTGATTTTAATCAAGAAGCTGCTGCTACCCATTGTGTCCTAGAAGGTTATGAAGATGCCACTTCTGGGCCACGTTTTCAATTTTTTCCTTCTGGAGATGATTGGGCATTATCAGTATTTGGTGGTTCCATAAAGATTGCCTATACAGTAGGTGAAACATGGTCTGCTGATGATGTTATTCATGTAGTATGTATGATACACCCTACCGCTGGTTTAGATAATAATAAAAGTATGTCAATATATATAGACGGTACTTTAGCATCAACTATAACAGATACATTTATAAATTATCATTGGGCTCACACTAGTTACATTGGAGCTGCTATTGGTGGTGTTTGGGATTGGGACGGTGGTATATTTGACTTCGCTGTCTTAGATAGATCAAGTTTATCAGCAACATCCACAGATGCTGAAATTGCTTCAGCTCTTTACTCAAACACTTTAGATGGTGGATCAGATCACTTATTTGTTTATGAGTTAGCTGCTGCTGCTGTACCAACAGCACCAACACTATTTGCAAATACAAGTAAGACAGATACAACAGCTAGTTTCTCTTGGGTTGATAATAGCTCTGATGAACTAGGTTTTAAGATATATACTAGTGGGGATGTTTTAGTTAAAACTATTGCTACTCCTGGAGCAACCACAACAACAGTCACTGGATTAACAGCCTCTACTTCATATACTTACTATGTAGTGGCTTATAATGCAACAGGAAATAGTCTGCATTCAAATGAGGTTACATTTACAACCAATACAACTTCAACGGCAGGATTAACAATAGCAGGTAGAAAAATAAGATTGAGAACAGATACAGGGGTGACTGTCACAACAGCAGTTGAGATTGAGGATGATCAAGTCACACAAATTGGAACACCTGGAACAAATTATATAAAAATAGAAAAAGATGGAACTTTAGAATTTAATGGTACAGCAACTGTGTGGAAAGATATTAATATGGGACCAGCCCAACTTTCAAGACCTGCATCTTCACAGCCTGATATTGAAAGTTTCGTTGATGAAGCTGGAGCAGATACAGGAATAGAAACATACGGTTTTGCGGTAGG